TGGCTGGAACGGCTAACTTAGTGGGTTCGGCTTCCCCGTTGTATCTCGCGAGTTCAAACCTCGTTGCTTCGTCCTCTGTGGCGTGTAGCGCAACGAGAATACAAGAGGCAGGGTCTAACGTCACCTGCGCGGCTAACGTGGCATGTAGCGGCAATAAATACCTTTCCGCAGGTAGTACGCTCTCGGCTACGGCAACACTCTCCGCAGTAGGCGCAGTCCTTGCGGTAAGTGGGGGAACCTGCGCGGGAGCGGCGACACTCACGGTAAGCGGCTTACGTGTGCAACAAGGAACAAGCACAGTTCTTAGTACGGCAACCGTAACAACCGTTGGTAATGAGTCCTATGTTGCGGCTGTCTCGGTATCGGCTACGGCTACGCTTTCGGCATTCTGTACGTTTACGCAATACGGTACCTGTACGGCTCTCTGTGCGGCGAATGTAGCCACAAGCGGAAAAGCTATTCTCACGGGCATTGCTCTCGCCACAGGAGCGGCTAGCGTGGTCTGTGTGGCTATGTATGTGCGCATGGGCGCGAGTACCTGCGCGGGTACGTGTGCGCTTGCGTGTGCGGGTACGCGCGTACAGGAGAGCGGGTGTAGCCTCACTGGTGTCGCGGAAGTCCTTGCCCATACGGAATATATATTAGTCGGCTCTGCTTCTCTCACGGGAGAGGCAACAGTTGTAGTTACCGATATTCACGTCTATCTTGGTAACTGCACGGTCACTGGTCAGGGGGAGGTGTCCTGTGGTGCTGTCCATCTCCTTCTGACTGGTGGCTTACTCTCAGGAGTAGCTACACTTTCCGTAAGCGGGGAAACATATCCCACGGGGATAGCAACGCTCACGGGAACGGCAAGTCTTTATTGTCTCGCGGGGAGTGCGCACAAGGTCTATACCATTCTGGTAGCGGAAAGGAATCCGGTTATTGCCGTGCATGTGGCGGGAGTGGTCATTCTCACGAGGGAGAGACTACCTGTAGTTACCACAGAGGAACAGTCTGTTGTCATTGCCACAGCGGAGGGGAGGGTTCATATAGACGCGGTAGTCATGTAGTTACTAATACGCGCGTAGAAATTATGGGGTACCCACTTTGATTATAATCAAAGTGCTCTCCCGTCTTATAAATAACCCATTTACTAACTACATAGGCTATTTACGCTCAAAAATGTAGTTACTTTGTAGTTACTTGTGTAGTTTGTAGTTCTCGGGTAGTAGTACTTATAAGTGTAAGCCGGGTTTTCTTGTCTGTTCATTGGTTTGGGAAACCGGAAGATAACACTTATTATGGGTACCCCATATTCCCTACGCGCGTACTACTAACTACATTATTGACAGCTTGTGGTATACTGTGGAGGGGGTGAGCGTTATGGCAATTACTGGTAACACGGTGCGCTTAACCGTTACGTTTACGGACTGGGATAACTTACCGGTTGACCCTACAGGGATTACACTTAAGGTCTATGATGCTGAGCGTAGACAAGTAGGGGCAACGGTAAGCGTTACTGTGGCAGACAAGGTAAGCCCTGGTGTTTACCGAGTTGACTATACTATCCCCGAGGGAAGCGATGAACTGTATGCAGAGTTCTCGGCAACCGATACGAATGGTAAGAAGATGCTTAACCGAGCACTAATCACGCGGGAGTATTACTCATGATTACTTTTATCACGTCAACCGAATACCAAGCCTTTGTCGGTTGCTCACCTTCTGACTTACCGAGTGATTGGTCTCGTGTGGCGCAACGGGCAAGTGAGCTTATCTATGAAGCGGCTTTCATGAATTGGACGATACCTGCTACTACGGCAGAGGTACCCACGGCTATCAAGGATGCTACGTGCGCACAAGTGGAGTATTGGTTAGAGGAGGTGGGAGAAGGGCTTGACCGGTTGCAACCGAGCAGTGACACTTATACCAATGTGGGAGGTGTCATTATGAATAGGCAACCGAAAGTACTTGCTCCCCGTGCAAAGCGCTTCCTCTTTATGGAGGGGTATCTTAACCGGGATGTCTACCCAACCGGTTTGAAGGAGACCTACTTGACGAATGATGGAGAACCGGTATGAGAAGGATTCCAAGTTATATGATGCCACACAGGATTACTCTTGAACAGCGCACGGGGGATAGCTCCCTTGGTCCGGTCTATACGAAGAAGGAGTTTGTGCCTGCCGTAGTACAAATCAAGCAAGTGATACAGCAAGGAGCAAACGGTCCTGTGGTAGTCAGGGATGGGACTGTTCTTGTCCATCCTAACATTGCCCTGACAAATGAAGCGAGGGTTACCTTTCGGGGGGTTACTTACAAGGTAGTTGGTGTGCAACCGGAGGAAGACGGCTTTGGGCATATTGTCTTTTACCGGGGGAGTCTACTCAAGTGAGCGTAGTACTGAGGTGGTATGGGGATGCTGTCATAGCGAAGATGGTAGACGCTGGTACCGATGGCTTAGTAGCCTACGGTACTATTATCCTTGGTATTGCTAACTTAAATTGTCCTGTAAGAACGGGAAGGTTGCGTAGCACGGGAAAGGTAACTCGTGCCTGGGGAGTCGTCTTTGTTGGGTACAATACATCTTATGCCGTCCGACTGCACGAGCATCCCGAGTATCACTTCGCTAACGGGAAAACTGGTAAGTGGCTTGAGGTTGCGGCATTCGCTGCTACAGGAGCGGAGGGAGTCGTTGGAGCGGTATTAAAGAGGTTACTTGCATGATAGTAATTCGTGGGCTTGCTCGGTATCTTCATAACAATAGCCTTGGGGTATATAGCGAGACTAGCGCTAGCGCGACTATCTTCATTGGTAGGTATCCCGAGGTACCGGATTCCATTATTTACTTAAGGGAATACGGGGGGCTTGCGCCCAGTGGGGGTTTGGGGTATGATACGGTAGCTGTGCAAGTCATCATTCGCGGGGAAGACGTGAATCCTGTCCCCGTGTCGGTGAGAGCACAGCAAGTCTATAACCTGTTACAAGGATTGGGGAATACTGAGTTACCAGACGGCACCTATGTGGTAGGTTGCTTTGCGCAGCAACCTCCATATCCTTTGGGAGATGATGCTAACGGGAGACAAGAGTATACGCTTAACCTGTTAGTAGAAGTGCGCAATCAAACTATGCATAGGGAGTAACGGCTATGGCAGTAACGAAGGTTCTTGCTCGTGACTGGAAAAAGTTCATTAAGTCAGGGGGCAACTATTACAACATCGCTGGTATCCGCGCGTTCGGTACGGACCCGAACAAGCAAGACGTAGATACCTCGGACTTCGACAGTAACGGTTGGACTGAGCACATGGTAGCGGCTCGTGGTCTTACCATTACACTTGACGGTTTCTTTATGGAATCGTCTACGGCTACTGCGGCTTTCTTGCGCACCAACCTTGTCGGTGCCAACAATGACCTGATTTATACCTTAGCGGTAACGGGTACAGCGGGTAACTCGGTCACTGTGGCTTACGTGGTCTCGGGGAACAATACCCCTCTTTCGGTAGCTGTGGTAGGTAACGCGGTAACGGTTACCGTTGCAACGGATGCAGGGGGACTGGCGACCTCTACGGCTAACCAAGTGAAGGCTGCGGTAGAGGGAGCGGCTGACCCCACGGCTGGTGAGTTAGTTATCACTGTACCGACAGGGGAAACCGGTGCTGGTGTTGTAACGGCGATGGCTGCGTCTAACCTGCTCGGGGGAGCTACTACCGGTGGACGAGACCCTGGTCAACAACTCGTGGAAACCCTTGCTCGGCAAGTTGGTCCCGCTTCCTTGGGAACCTTCCGCATGATTACCCCTGGGGGTACTTTGTGGGACTTCTCTGCTACGGCTGAGGTCGGTGGTCCGAGTGGCGATGTTAACGCCTGTGCCGACTGGAAAGCAACGCTCAACGTGAGCGGTCAGGTAACGCTTACCTAAGCCCTTACGGGCAATTCTTGTGGAGGTTAAAGAGATGGCAGTTACTAAGGTACTTGCCCGTGACTGGGGAAAGGATATTCGGACTTCTACGGGACCGGATGTTTACACTAACATCGCTGGTATCCGCGCGTTTGGTATTGACCCTAACAAGCAGGATGTCGATACTTCGGACTTTGATAGCAACGGTTGGACTGAGCACATGGTTGCTGCCCGTGGTCTCACTATTACACTTGACGGTTTCTTCATGGAAGACGTAGCGACTAAGGCACGGGATGCAGGGCAGGAAGCAGTGGAAAGCCTCTCCCGCAATGTTGGTCCTACGTCCATTGGCCGATTCCGGTTGACTACCCCTGGGGGTACGACTTGGACGTTTGACGCCACAGCGGAAGTCGGGGGACCGAGCGGTGACGTTAACGCGGTTGCTGACTGGAAAGCAACGCTTAATGTCAGTGGTCAAGTTACCATTGCCTAAGCCTACGCACTACCTTTTGGCAGTGTAGCGGTTTGGCCGTTCCGTATAAAAACGGCTAACTACTTCTAAGGAGACTTCGTATGTCTGACAGCACTCGTTACTTGGACTTTGACGCCTTCCGTAAGGAAACGGAAAAAGAACCCCTTATCGTAAAAATCTTTGACAAGGAATACACACTCCCTGCCGACTTGCCAGCAAGCGTTATGGTGCGTATTCTTCGCTTGCAACATGAGAACGGGGGAGAGCTTCCTGCCCATGAGGTTATCTTCTTGGCAGAGAAATTTATGGGCGAGACCATGATGGCAGAGCTACTTGACCGCAACGACTATTCTATGGAAGTGATGGCTGAGATGATTAAGGAAATCATCGCCGCGTATAGCGGAGGGGCTGTCCCCCATGCGAGAGACCAGCAAGTTGTGAAGGTAGAAGACCCTTTGGTGGAATGAGCGAGGAAGAGAAGCGGTACTTCCCCCACCACCTTATCAATGGGGGAGGGCAGGGGGAAGACCCTCTCAAGTTCCTCGCGTTATGGGTTTATGTGGAAGCTGACTTCTTGCGGGAGTATCACATAGAACTGCGCAAGGTTTGGAAGGATGACAACTACGAGTTCTCCTGGCGATTCTTCTATACGCTTATGCGAGGGCTAAGCCCTAACTCCACATATAATATTATGTGTGACCCTGCGGGGGATAAGCCGTTAGACGAAAGACCGGAACGTATTGTAGACGGGGACCACATGAGCGACGAAGCGTTAATTGCCTTACTCCCTGCGGATAAGGTAAACGACCAACGTAAGAAGAGGTAGTATCATGGCGCTGACTGTAGGTGAACTGCTTGTTGCGATGAAGATTGATACCGGTTCCCTTGGTCAGTCAATGGATGCTGCCAAGAACAAGGTACAGGGGCTTGCGGGGGAAGCGTCTAGCGCTGAGTCAAAGATGCAACACCTCGGTAAGTCCCTGTCATCCGTTGGTGCTGGCTTGTCTAAGTATGTTTCCCTTCCCTTGGCAGCGGCAGGAGCGGGGATTCTTAAGCTTGGTATGGATGCTGTCGAATCGGAAAACCTCGTTAAGGAATCTTTCAAAGGCATGACAGGGCAAGCAAACGCATGGGCGAAGAACTTGTCACAAGCTCTCGGCTTAAACGAGTACGCGGTCAAACGGCAAGCGGCAACCTTTGATGTTATGTACCAGTCGATGGGTTTGTCTGAAAAGAAGTCCTATGAGATGGCTACTGGCTTAACGAAGCTTGCCTATGATATGGCTTCCTTCTACAACCTCAAACCTGAGGAGGCATTCGAGAAGCTACGCGCGGGAATTAGCGGAGAGATTGAACCGCTTAAGCAACTTGGTATCTTGCTCACCGAGGATAACATTAAGACTAAGGCTATGGAGATGGGACTTGGTACCCTGGTGAAGACCTCCAAGGGGCATAAGGTTGTACTCTCTGAGCAAGACAAGGCATTAGCTCGTTACGCCTTGATTATGGATAGAACCTCTAAGGCGCAAGGGGACATGGCACGAACTGCTGACTCCCCTTCTAACGCTCTCAAACGTACTAAGGAAATGGTTACGCAGGCGGCAACTGAGATAGGGATGTCTCTTATGCCGATGATTCAACAGCTTACTAAGTCCTTGGTAGGAGCGGCTAAGCATATCAGTAACTTTGCCAAATGGTTTGGTCAGTTACCGGACCCGATTAAGAAAGCTGCGGTTGGTCTGGTCCTGTTTGTCACGGCTGCTGGTCCTCTGCTTATGGTAGCAGGGTCTATCATCGGTAACTTGGAAAGGGTTATCAAAGTATTCAAAGCTTTCCATGCGGTGTTGAATATCGCTAAACTTATTCCTTTCTTTACCAGTCCTATCGGTCTTATCCTGGTAGCGATTACCGCATTAGCGGTTGCTGTGTACTTGGTTATCAAGAACTGGGATAAGATTAAAGCCTTCTTCCAAGCGTTATGGGCTGAGGTAACTAAGCGATTCAAGGAAGCGTGGGAGTTTATCAAGAACCTCTTCCTTAACTATACGCCACAAGGCTTGGTTATCAAACACTGGGATAAGATAACTGCGTTCTTCCGAGCGCTGTGGGAGGGAGTGAAGACGGTCTTTCGAGTAGCGTGGGAATGGTTAAAGAACATGTTCCTTAACTATACGCCTGAAGGATTGGTTATCAAGCATTGGTCTAAGATTAGAGCTTTCTTCTCCGGTCTGTGGAATAGCGTTAGGAATGCCACAGTAGCGGCATGGAATGCGATTAAGCAAGTGCTCACGAGTGCGGCAACGGCTATTGGTAATGTTATTATCAGTAAGTGCCGTGCGATGTTGAACACATGGCTTGGTTGGTTAAAGTCCATGTGGAGCGCTATCAAGTCTACGGTAGGTAACTGGTTAGCTGCTGGTAGGGAGATGCTGCAAGCGCTGTGGGATGGAGCTAAGTCAAAGGTTTCCGGTATTATCTCTTGGATTACTGACATTGGACGGCGCATTGTCAACGCTATCAAACGCGCGTTGGGTATCTCTTCGCCGTCTAAAGAGATGTTCAACGTTGGTGTCAACTTGATGGAGGGGTTAAAGAAAGGTGTCGGGGGAATGCGGGGAGGGATTGAAAGCTTGATGAAAAGCATGGGTAGCTCTCTCGCAGAAACCTTTAGCGCTTCCATGCTTGCGGGGACTCGTCGTATTCCTGGGGGAGGCTGGCTTGCTGCGGGAGCGGCTAACTCTATCGCTCCTATCTTGCAGCGGTTCGGTATTCGAGTATCCGGTGGTAACGCTGGCCGTTCCCGTGCTGACCAACAACGTTTATATAATCAGTATGGGGCAGGGAGAGCGGCAAGACCAGGGCATTCCTATCATGAGGCAGGAGCGGCAGTAGACTTGCCGCGTAATCTGTCGGCTGCTGCTCGTGCCGCGTTAGAGGCTGCGGGATGGGCGCAAAACGTACCGGGGGAACCCTGGCATTGGACGTACATGCCGATTGCCCGTGCAATGACTGCTCCCTCAGCTATCCGACAACTGCGCACGGCTGCTACCACAGCGGGTAGAGCGATTGGCGCAGGGATGGAAGCGGGAACGCGAGACCAGTTAGCGATGCATTCCCCCTCGCGCGTGTACATACAGATTGGTCAGACTGCCGTTAACAGTATGACGCGGGGGATGCAGAGTCGGTCAACGTCTGTGTATGATACGGCACGGCAGTTAGCGAATATCTTGTCTACCACTCCACGGGAGTATAACCAAATCTTACGGGGAGTCGGTGCTCAGTTCATTGACCACTTAGAGCGGGGGATTCGTGACGGGACTATCAGAGCAGAGCAGGCTATGGCACAATTGCTTGTTCGTGCCTATGGCGTTATCACGCGGCAGAAACCCAAGCAGGTTAAGGCAGGGCAGGAAATTGTTAATAATATCGCTGCGGGTGCTCGTATGGTTAACCTGCGGATTAATGACGCCTACTTTGGCATGGGGCAGGAGAACATTACTTCCATGCTGCAAGGTTTGCGGTCTGGTACTGGGAACCTGCTTGATGTGGCTAACTCTATCGTAGAGGGGTACATTGGCTATCTCGATGCTCAAGACAGGCAGATGGATACCCTGGGGAGAGACTGGGTTAATAAGCTTGCTGAAGGTATCCGTAACGGCTCTATCAGTCTGTGGGATGCTTACCGCATGATGCTTGAACGAGCGGGAACTATCCGCAAGGAGCGGCAAGCGCAGGAGAACCTTGAGAACAAGCTCAACTTTACCAAGAAGGGTATCGAGGAGTCGGGAGCTGAGGTAGCTAACGCTAAGGCAGCAATGAATGCCAAGCAGAAGATTATCGAGGAAAGCATTGACAAGATGCGTGTTACCCTGCGGAAGAAGTGGAAAGAACTCGGTAAGGGATTGAGCGAGGACTTGGTACTCGGCTTTATGGAAGGCACTAACTCGGCTGCTGACTTAGTACTCCAAAGCTATGAGGCTATCTTTGCACAGCGGGAAACCTTAGAACGGCTCACTTCTATCTTTGGCAATAACCTTGCCCGAGAGATTATGAATGCTTCCCTCGGTACACAAGCTGAGCGGGAGGCGTTCCTTGTCAGGGTTAAGCCGATTGTTGACGCGGCTGCTGCCTTGCAGTTTAAGAAAGATATGATAAGTGCAGTAGTTGACGCTACCATAGCGGCTCAGGAGAAAGCTGCTGAGGCTATTCGTAACAACAAGGAATTGATGAAGGCTATCTTACAGGCTCACCTTGACGCTCAGCAACAAGCACAGGAGAACATGCTTAACACGCTGGCTAACCGGGGGAGGGGGTCAACGTTCTCGCAGATTATTGACGCTATCAATGCTAACGTGAATGCGTTCTTCTCGGAACAGCAAGCCTACCAGGAAGCGGTAGAGAAGCTTGGTCAAGAGTTCGTTGATTGGTTATCTAAGGGGATGCTTAGCGGGACACTGACTGCTGAAATGGCTGCCGATGCTGTCAATAAGCAAATCATTAAGCGGCTGAGCTACGGCAAGAAAGAGTTCATGGAAATGGGCAGGGAGAACGCGCAAGCCTATGCCTCTGGTATGGAGTCGGTGATGTCTTGGATTAGTAGCGGTGCTCCTACCGGTGCTACGGATATTCTTGGCTTGGTCGGTCAACTCTTCCCGAAGATAGGAGGGTCTAGCTGGTTTGGTCCCTTGCAATCCGTTGTCGGTGGAATAGGTAGCGGCAATATGGCAGGGTCTCTCCTTGGTGGAATTGGCATGGCCGTTGGTGGTCCGATTGGTGGCTTAGTCGGTGGTCTCTTGGGAGGTCTCTTTGGCAAGGGGGGCAAGAAGAAACAACCGTCTGAGGCTGAGCAGAAAGCCAAGCAAGAGTTACAACAACAGGGTTATGACATTACTTGCGCTGTGGTCAAGGGAATGGTAGCTGCCTATCCCGAGTTAAAGACGGCAACGCTCGATGTCTGGAATACGGTAACTAGCACAGCTAAGTCTAAGTGGAATATCAAGGACTTGCTTAAGGGAGTGTTTGGTGGGGGAGGGGGAAGTAGTTCATCCTCTGTCTCGTCTATGGTTAAGACAAGTGCTCTCTCGGAACTGTTCCTTATGACGCGTAAAGCAGTCTATGAGGCAGCGGGTATTAGTGTCAAGGATGAAGACACTATGATAAAGAAGCAACGGGAGATTGGTGAGAAAATTATCGCCAGCTTAACCGCAGGAATGCAGGCTAAGTTCCCTGGTCTAAAGGATGTCGCTGCCAAAGTTAGGGAAATGGTAGAAGGTACCCTTAAGCTTGGTTGGAAGGATTCCACAGACTTGTTCGGTAGACTGTCGGATACCGGGAGTGCTGACAAGATTGTTGACGCTCTTATCGCTTCGGTACCAGGGCTTGCTCGTAAGAAGGACTACCTTAAGGGAGTCGTTACTAACCTGCTTAAAACACAGGCTAACCTGTGGAAAGGGGTAGCGGTTGACCCTGCGGCTATGCCCGTTGTCGGTCAAGCCATTATCGAGGGTATTATTGACGGGATGAAGACAGCAGAGCCTCGCTTAGAGAATGTTATGGCGGCACTCTCTGAGGCTATCACAGCGGTAATGAAGGAGAAGTTATCTATCTCTTCCCCTTCCCGCGTCTTCTTCAAGTTCGGTGGTCATATTATCGAAGGCTTGGTACAAGGATTACTTGCTAGCCGATTCAAGGTAGCGGCTGCTATGGGCAAGGTTGCCGGGGATTTAAGTAACCCCTCTATGCTCAAACGCTCAGCGGCTATCTCGGCAGGGGGTCCGATAGGGGGCTTAATACAGAAGATAGCCGGGAGTAAGGATACCACAGTAGTTATTGAACTTGACGGAAAGGAGATTGCCCGAAAGACTTTACGGGTACAAGGTGAGATGCTACGCATGAAAGGGGTCTCTATATAAGCTTGACAGTATGCCGTCCAATAGCTATAATACTGTTATGGCTAACCAGTTTACGCGCACTTCCTTTTGGAGCAAGATACAGGTAGGTTCGTGGGAAGAGTGTTGGAATCATACAGTAGGTGAAGTAGTTACCCGTGGTCATGGGGGCTATGGAAGGATACGATACTATGGTAAGCGATGGCTTATCCATCGACTCATGTACACGCTAGCCTTTGGAGATGTACCACAAGGGCTAGACGTACTTCATAGTTGTGACAATCCAAGGTGTTGTAACCCTGCTCATTTATGGTTAGGGACTGATAAGGATAACGCACAGGATAAGAGCCGTAAGGGGAGATGCAGAGGACGGGATAAATTGACCAGGGAACAACGAGAAGAGATTAAGAAACGGTATATTCCTTGGAAGGTTTCTCAGTCTTTCCTCGCTAATGAATATGGGGTAAGTAAAGGAGCAATAACTGCTCTATTGTCAGGTAGGTCTTGGAAAGGAAGGTAGACTATGCGTAGAATTGTGATTCATTGGACGGCTGGCAAGTATACGCCTAATATCCTAGATAGGCTACACTACCACTACCTCATTGATGGGGATGGCTTGGTTATTCCTGCTGTCCCCGTCATAAGGAACGAAGAACCGCTAAAGCTCGGCTACGCAGCGCACACGCGCAGGTGTAACAGCGGGAGTATCGGTATTGCGCTCTGTTGCGCGTGGGGGGCTATCCCACAAAACCTGGGAGCTTACCCTCCTTTGCCCGTACAACTCGTTGCCTGCGCTCAGCTTGTGGCAAAGCTCTGTAAGCGGCATGACATTCCCCTTGACCGGGAACATGTGTTGACGCATGGGGAGGTAGAGGTAACGCTTGGTATTAAGCAACGCGGGAAATGGGACTTGCTTGTCTTACCAGGGATAGCTACCACAGGGGGCAACTACCTGCGAAGGGAAGCAAAGCGATGGCTTTAGACCCTGAAGACGAGAAAGGTTTTCCTCCCGTTGTTCGCAGGGGTAAGGGTCTATGGAATCCCAAGCGGCAACGCTTTGAGACTTGGGAAGTTATCTTTGACCGACAACGGAAAAAGAAAGCGGGGAAGTGGAAAGAGCCGATTACCCAACCGCTTCCCCCTGCCGTTGACCCTGAGGACGAACCTACCTTTAACCCTATGGTACGTAGAGGGCATGGGCAATACAACCGAAAGAGTGGACGGTTTGAGACCTGGGATGTTATACTACAGAGGTATGCGGTAAAGCAACGTGAGCGATGGGCAAAAGAGAGTGCGGAGAAACGAAAAGCCTACGCGCGTAAACTGATAGAGAAGTCACTCCCTGCGCTGGTAAGAGCAATGGTGAAGGGAGCGATAGCTACCTGTATTCGTTGGCTACAGGGGGAAGAGTGGCACAAGCCAGCGACAACAAGGAAAGGAGGAAAAGAGATGTCTGTTGCATTGAAGACTGCGCTCGTTCGTTTGGGCAGAGCTATGGCTTATGGTGCTGTCTCTGCGGGAATGGCTCACTTGCTGGTCAACGTTGGCGACTTCGTGACTAACCCTGTGTTCATTCCCCTGGCTACGGCTGTCCTTATGGCAGCGGATAAGTTTGTCAGGGAGAGCTTGAAACCGGTGCTTACTGGGGAAGATAGTACTCAATAAGCAAAGCAAAAGGGGAGGGGTAAGTTCCCTCCCCTTCCTCTACTCCTCCTTCTTAATAAACCGTGTACGGAACAATTCAAAGCATTCATCGCACAAATCATAGGTTGAAGAGTGACTGAGCGTTTCCTCTCTGTTCCGTACTCCTACGTCAATAAACCACCAATTCAAGTTATCCCCGTCTTGTACCTTCTTACAGCGGTCACACACGAAGGTATGTACGATAGTTGAAGTATAGCTCATTTAACTCCTCAAGGTTACCACACGTGCGGTACCTCTGATATACCCATGCCCGTTGTTAATACGGGTAGCTTGCCCTCGTGCGGTGCTTTCTCGTAAGTAGACTCTTACCAAACCCTTCTCGGTAGCAACGCCATAGGCAATAAAGGCGACATAGAGATAGCCGTCTTGTATGGAGTAGCTTGTCCCACAGTGGGAGCAGACTTCTTCGGTTGTCTCGGTGGGATAGGGTAACTCCCTTCCACATACCGTACACTTGTTATTCATTTATCCTTTCCCTTCATCATCCAAGCGGTAAAACTACTTTGGCAAGTCTCGCAGAAGTCGTACTCATTGACCTCTTGGTCTGTGTACCTTCGGTAGATACGCTCTACGATATTGCTTCGTTTGTTCGTATCGGCAGGGAATCGCTTACCACAGCGGTCACACTCTACCTCATGTATGTGCGTCAAGTCAGTACTCCTTTAAGTCCATATCTAGTTCTTCCTCCGCTAGCTCAAAGACAATATCCCTTGCTCTTTCTTTGGCAGCGTAGCATTCACTCTCAAGCTGGCTAAGTTCTCCTTTCTTGATAGCGATAGCCTTCTTACGTTCTTGCACTTCTTCAAGGGCAAGCTCTAGTTTGTTGAATAATACCTTATTCAAGTATCCTCCTTTATTAACAGGTGATTAACCGCTAAGCTCATAGCGCTACGAAGCTTGCAGTTCTCCCCTTGTAGCTTGGCAACCTGTTTCTCAAGTTCTTCGTAGCTCGGTAATTTCATACGCTGCTCACAGCAAAGCTTAGCATCTTCTGCGGTGGGGTATGGTCCGGTTGCTCCCCTTCCCCGTCCGATAAAGAACCAACCTCTCTCTTCGTGGTATACTGTCCAATGAGTAGCCGATGTACGGGACAAGTAGTTACCGTTCTCGTTTTTTACCCAAGTATCGGTTTGTCGGCTCAATAGTTCCTCCTTACACGTATTACAAACCCATTGCTCCCACAAAGGATGGTTAGGATTCGTTATCCTAGCAACCGTAGGACGGTCTCCGCACATAGCGCAGGGCTGTCTTTGGCACTCTCGCTTGAATTGTTCAGCTTCCCGAGTCACCTACTCACCTCCTATTCGACCTGCTTCATCGCATAGCATATGCTAAGTATCCCAACGATAAAGGCAAGACCACAGTATAGGAACTTGCTGTCTAATCCCATGACGATAGCCGTACTTAGGGCAAGTGTCCCTATCAACATAGCGAGTACAAACTTAATCATCTTCCCTCCAAATATATAGGTGCTCGTTCGGTGTCTCGCACACGTTTAACGGAACACGTCTAACTGTCGTTGCTTGTTCTAACCATTCGGGTACAGGTGTCCCCTCAATAGCGGTCACTCGTACCTTGGGATGGGTAAAAATGCTTCGGTGAATACCCGCTTCCCTCCCATGCCAACCGATATTGACAGCGGTTACTCCCTCGGCTATAAGTCGGTCAATTAAAAAGCCATAGAGGAATAGCCCATTGGTATATAGATATACCGGTAACCTATGCGCACGGGTGTAGTAAAGCACATAGTCTAACCTGTCTACCCGTAACATGGGTTCCCCACCTGAGATACATACTTTTTGGTAAGCATTCCAAGGGATGTCTTCTAAGGAGTTTACCTTAATGAATTGCTCCTGTATCTCTGGTAGCTCGTTACAACAGTAAGAGCAACGGAAGTTACAGTCAAGCGTGATAAGGATACGGCAAGTATCTATCATCTTCCCCCCTTATCCCGAAAGTAGCGGTAGAAGTCGAAGAGAAAGTCTACTCTCTTGTTCGTGGGACCGGTCACTAGGAAACCAACCTTTTCCCCGTGTTGGTTAGTGAGTTGGTTCATGTGCGTGGGAATAAAGGTAAAGGTTACGTACCCTGGGATTGCTCCACTATCGAGGGTAAACCAAGCTGGTCCTGTAACGATTACCTGCGCTTCTTTTCCTGTGGCAGAGCACTTGTCTAAGAAGAAGGAGACTTCCCCCTCGTCACACTCAAGGATAACCCTCCCACCAAGAATAGGCATAGAGCTAAACACATCACACTCAAACGACAAGGTACCGCTACGGATAGAATGCCCGTCTTGGGTTTGCCAGTCGTTACCCGTGATAGCTCCTTTTTGTGAAACAAACATACGTTCCTCCTAACAGCGCCTCATATACGTGAAAGATAATAGCCCAACCAAAAGTACACATACGGTAGCAATGAGAAACGAAGCAAGGTCACTCATGATTCTTTATCCTTTCAAGCTCTTCCTCCAATTCCTTGACGCGTTGGAAGAGCACAAAGATACGCCTGTCTGCTCCCTGGGAATTAAAGAGGGCTTTGTCTGCTCTCTTTTTGTACTCTCCTAGTTCTTCCCTTCGCTGCTCTAACCGTTGCAACCTCTTCCTCACATTGACGAATAGGCGTTCTACGCGGCGAGAATATTGCTGCTCGGTCAGTTCAAGGATAGCGTTGCCGTGTTCATCATAGACAGTAATCATTGTCGCTTAAACTCCTCTGCTTTCGCCAGGATGTCAAGGTGTACGGCCATATCCTCTGACCTTCGGGCAGAAAAGACAACCTTGCTATCCTGTACGAGGACAAGCTCTGTAAAGCCGTTCGGGTGTGTTGCTTTGGCAACGATACCACGAACCCCTGCCTTACGTTGCTTATTCAAATAAGCAAGGTGTCGGTTGCACAGTTCAGCGGCAGGGTCTTCCGTATCCAGGGCTACGCCTGTACTTGTAACCGTTTGCATGGTACCTCTCCTTTCATAGCCATTGACCACTCTTGATACTTTGCGCCATCTTGCAGGGTAAGAGAGTGCAAGAGGTTACGAAGAACGTATGTTTGCTTACACACGGTACAGGTTACCGTGTATATGTTGCGCGAAGTAGCCGGTTGCCATTGGTGACAGTGGGGGCAAAGTATGGTTACGTAGTTATCCTTTGACCGGATAAGATAAAACATTAATCTTCCTCCCGTTTAATTCCTAGCTTCTCTCGGTAGCTACAGGGCTTGTATTCTTTGCTAATAGCTACGTAGTTACCGAGAAATTGATTAAGTACAAGTCCCCCATTCCACTCACAAACCCCTTGTAATTTCATACTAGTAATGCCTTGTTCGATAACTTCCTTAGGAAATTTTCGTTCGGCCATGTGCTTACGGAATGCGGAAGCGGCTTTCTTCCTCGCTGAACCCTCATACGAACCGGTAGCAACCGTTACATATGAGTCATAGATAGTAAAGACGTACATCCTCATATGCTCTAATCCTCCTTATTAAGGATACCATAGCGGCTTATCGCTTCCTTATACTTCTTCTCGAATTGCTCCCGTGTTCTACGGGTAAGGAAGTCCTCTACTGCTTCCTTAGCGGTATGTCCAAAGGCTACGCCTAAACCGGTAGAGTACTCGGTAAGGATATATAAATCATCCTCTTGTACGTCTACATAGTTCCCGCGTGTGACGACAAAATGGTAATCATCATAGCCAGGGACAACTATATTGGTAGAGGGCTTGCTCATTGTCCCCCCAAAAGCGTTACGAACTAGCACGAGTATGCTCCTTTATCAGAGTAACTAATTCCTTGGGATGCTTGTGGTAGTATCCGTAGTTACCGTACAGGTCAAGCCCTTGTGCGCTTGCTGCCTCATACAACGCCTCGGCTTGTAAGTGAAACTCAAGGGCTAGCATCTCCGCACAGACAGCTTGCTTGTAAGCTTTGTTATCCATCGGTGGGTAATGCCGTGCCTTCGCATAAGGGGTCATTCCTCTTCCTCCTTCCCTGCCACAGTAAAGCGATGTCGGTAACTGTCTTGCTCCTGTGGCTTAACCGGTTCCCCTGGGGAGATACGCTCTGCCTGCTGTAGGGCTTTTACTAGGCTAAGCTTGCCCTTTAGTTTGGCAAGTATCTTCTCGTCTTTCTCATTCATACTGTACCTCACTCTTTGTAGAGTCTACGCCATACACCTTTTCGATGTAGGCGTAGACTTCCTCTGCTTCCTGGTACTTTTCTTGCAGGAGCAATCGCTTTGCAAGTCTTCTTAGCTCTCGCTTAGACTTCTGCCGAAGGGCTATCACCAACCTCATAGTTAGTCTCCTTCTCTAAGATAGAGGTAAGGATAGTAGTCATTGCTCGGCAAGCCTCTTCATTGAAGGTCAAGACAGCGGCAACGCTCGTTACATCATTGCCCTCGCGCAGGAGCTTGGATACCTCGGCAAGCATCCCCTGTATTGTCACGTCAAAAGTCTCGTGACATTGAGCAACCAATTCCTTGCTCGGATAGCCGTCTGTAGTGTAGCCATCGAATATGGTGCAGAAGAACTCTAACACGATAATGTCACGGGCAGGCATGGTAAACTGTACAACCTTATCCTCTAAGGTGCTTAGCTCTTCTGCTGCTCCCTTAAAGTAGTCCCTCATTTGAGCGACTTCCACGGGAGAGGGGAACGCGTTCCGTAACGCTTCCTCTTCTTCCTCGCGTGTCATTCCCTTTAAGCGGTCTATGTTATCACGTACACTGCTCATTCGTTCACTCCTTTGTTTGTGGCTTGCTGCCTACACGTTTATTCTAGCTCACCTAGCACAGCCGTGTCAATAGGTTTTCTTCGTTTATTTCGTGCCGTCCAACGGCAATGTGCTGAACAGTAGCGGGAGTCCCGTCTACGCGGTTCGTAGAGGCGTTCACACTCGGCACAGATATAGACTTCCTTGCTTTCTAGCTGTGCGATTAATCGGTCTAACGCATACAGCGCTAGCTCGTACTCCTCATAGGTGAATAGGACGGGGAGCCTCCCTGCTCCCCGAGCTACCACTTTCCTTGCTCTCTCAAGAGTTTGCTGTGTAGCGTTCACTGTGTTCCTCCATATACCTGCTTTGCAATGTCATCGACTCGCCGTTTTGCCTGCTGGCAATCAAGGGCAAGTTCCCGTAACTGGTTTTGCCAGTTCTCTACATCTCCCAACCGATTATGCACAGACATAATGGTAGCGGCAGCGGCTTGGGTATGCTCAAAGAGCTTGCCCGTTGCCTCATGTATGCGCTTAATCTCTTCGGCAGACTCTTCCGTCTTGCGCATCATATCCTGCGCTCGGTCTCTATTATCGAGAGACCGGTCTCTATTATCGAGAGACCGGTCTCTATTATTTTGGGATTGCTCTACTAC